GATATAAAAGATGTTAGAATACAGCATTTTCCAATAATAAAATCACGTATAAATTTATTAATAGGAGAATCTATAAAACGTAAAAAGAAATTCTTAGTACGTGCTATAAATGAGTCTGCTATAACTAAAAAAGAAGACACAATACATAAAATGTTTAATAAGGCTATGGAGGAATTTGTAGATTTAAGTAAACCTCTTCCAGATAAACGAGATGTAGATAATTTTGTAGCTAAATTTATGAAGTTTAAAAATTATGAATCACAAGATATATTAGAAGTTGTGATGTATCATTTATTAAATTTCTATATTAAACAACTAAATGTATATGAACAAGCTTCACTTGGTTTTGCAGATGTTTTAAAATATGGTGAAGAAATATATTGTATAGAAAGTATAGGTAATAAGCCTGTGTATAGAAAATGTAATCCATTTTCAATAAAAGTGTTTGGATTAGGAGGTAGTAATCGTATAGAAGATGCTAGTATAATTGTAGAAGATAATTATATGCCTTTATCACAAGTTATAGATAGATATTATGAATATCTTACTCCAGCACAAATAGATAAATTGGAAAAAGATAATAATATGAATTTACAAGGACAATCTGCAGGAGATTTTCAAAGAACTTATCCTAATTTTCGATTTGATGAACTTTTTGATGTAGGTAATGGTTTTTGGGGAGCATTTAATGGTAATTATAATAATAATGGAGAAGTACGTGTTACACGTGTAGTATTTAAAGGATTTGAAAAACTTGGTAAAAGATATTATATAAATGAAGATGGTGTAAGAAAATTTGAAGTTGTAAGTGAATTTTACAAACCAAATAAAGATATAGGAGAAAAAGTAGATTATTATTGGGTAAATAGATGGTATGAAGTAACAAGAATAAGAGATGATATATATGTAAAAATGGAAGCTAGAGATGTTCCTATGATAAAAAGTAATGGTTATATAACTAATGGTTCTGGATATGTAGGTACAATATATACGGATAATAATGAAAAAGCTACTTCTATGTATAGTGAATTAAAAAATTATGAATATCTTTATTCTATATTATTAAGAGATTTAAAAAAAGCCATTAAAAAGTTTAAAGCTCCTATGATAGAAGTAGATTTAGCCAAAGTTCCTGATTCTTTTACACTAGATGAATGGTTTGATTATGCTGATGAAGAAGGTTATATTATAGTAGATAGTTTTAAAGAAAGTAATAAAGGTTTATCACAAGGTAAATTAGCTGGTAGTTTTAATACTACTGGTAAAATATATAATCCAGATATAGGAAATTATATACAACATATAATATTATTTTTAAATTTTATAGAAAGACAAGTAGCTTATTCTTCTGGTGTAAGTGACCAAAGATTAGGTCAAATAACTCATACTGAAACTGTTGGAGGTATAGAAAGATCTGTTACTCAAAGTTCACATATTACTGAACCATTATTTAATACTCATATGCAGACTATATTAAGAACGATACAAGTATTATTAGATACTACTGTTCAGTGTGCTAGAAATGATCCTTCTATATTACAATATATAAGTGATGAAGCTGCTAATTATATAATAAATTTAAATGATGAACAATTATCTGTATCAGATTTTGGGATATTTGTTACCGATGAAGATGAAGATAAAGAAGATTTAAACTCGTTAAAAAGATTAACTTTAGAATTTGGTTCTAAAATAAACATGAATGTTAAAAACATGATGCAGATATTAACCTCAAAATCTTTTGCAGAAATTAGAAATATAGCTATTGAAGAAGATATTAATATGAGAGAACAAACTGCTGCTATGGCACAACAGCAACAGGATCAAGCATTACAAGCTTTAGAACAACAGCTAGCTATAAAAGATAAAGAATTAGCTCTTAAAGAAAAAAGCATAGAACTTGATTATCAAATGAATATTTTAAAAGAACAAATGCAAAATGATACAGATATTTCTATTAACGAACGTAATGCTAAATTAAAAGAATATGTTGAAAATCTTCAAAAAGAAGTGGATATGTTGAATTTAGAATTAGAAAAAGATAAATTAAAATTGATGAAAAATAACGAAAATAACAAAAATACTAAAAATAACAAATGACAATAAATAATTTATCTTTATTTGAGGTACTAAATATAATATTTTACAAAATATTTAAACCAAAGCTTCATCTAAAAAATGAACCATATATAAGTATAAATGGTAAGAATTTATGGGAATATGGTTTTGATTATAGAGAACCTTGGAGTGGAGAATCTGATACAAGAAAATGTGATTTAATATGGAGAAAACAAAATATAGAAATTAAAGATGATGAGATATTTTTAAAAGCAGATAAAGAAAATGATATAATAAATACAGGAGGATTGATATCATCTCATAAATGTATTAATATTAATAAAGGATACATAGAAGTAGAAGCTAAAATGCCACCACGTGGATTTAAATATTTTCCAGCTATATGGATGTATAACATAGACACTTGGTTACCTGAAATAGATATTGTAGAATTAATGGGTAAAGACTCAAGATATTTTACATTTACTTATCATTATTTTAAAAATGAAAAACATTGTAGTAAACGTAGTGGTTTTAAACATAATACAGATTTATCTTTAAATTACCATCGTTTTGGAGTATTAATAACTAAAAAATATATTACATGGTATTTAGATAGATATCCTTATTTTAAAACTAAAAATTTATATCCTGATAAAAAATTATTCTTAATATGCAATATACAAGCTGAGCTTGATGATGATAATTGTTATATTCCGTTTAAGGAAGATGAAATTCCAGAATATATGATAATCAAAAATATAAATATTATATAATTTATTATATACGAATACAAATTTGTGATATATTTTTATAATTTTATTGAAACTTATTATTATATTTGCGTAATGTAAAAAATATTTAATTTATGAATGAAGAATTAGATTTTAGTGGAGTTGAGGATTTTGTGTTAGAAGATCTTAATGAAGATATAAAAACAAAAAATGAAGAACAAAGTAATACACAAGAAACTGAATCTCCAGAAAAAAAGAATGTTTCAAAGAAAGAAACCGATGATGATATATTTGAAATAGATTTTGAACCATCCAGAGAAACTCCTTCTGGTTCTAAGAAAGATTCTTCGGTTTTTGGGGTTATGGCACAAACTTTATTAGAGGAAGGAGTTATCTCTGAAATTGACAAAAATAGAAAAATAGAATCTGCTAAAGATTTAATAGATATTATAGATGAAGAAGTACAAAGAAAAGTAAAAGAAAGTATACCAGAATCTTTTAAGGATTTAATAGATTTAAAACAGAATGTTTCTAATATTGATGAAATAGTTGAACATAGAAAAACTATTGAATATCTTAAATCTATAAACGAAGAAGATTTAACTGAAGATTTATCAGAAACTTTATATAAAGAATTTTTAAAATTAAAAGGATTTGATAATGAAGAAATAAATGATGAGTTAGAAGAATTAAAAACTTTGAAAAAATTAGAAGATAAAACTAAAAAAGCTTTACCAAAACTAATAAAATATTACGAAGATTATGAACAACAACTTATAGAAAAACAAAAACAAGAGAAAGAATTATTAAAAAAACAAGAAGAAGAATATATTAATTCTTTCAGACAAAGTTTAGAAGAATTAAAAGATTTTGATGGTGTACCTATTACTAAAGAGCTAAAAATAAAAGCATTAGATTCTCTTTTTAAACAAAATCATACATTACCTTCTGGTGAAAAAGTAAGTGATATTATAAAAGCTAGAATGGAAGATCCTATAAGATTTGATGTTGGTTTTGCACTTACATTTATAATGACAAAAGGATTTAAAGATTTTAGTGCATTTAAATCTATAGGAAAACAAAAACTTTCTAAAGATATAGAAGATGCAGTAAAAATAAATGATATGAAACGAATGGGTTCTAAGCCAGCTATTGATGAGCTTGGAGCTGAGATACTTAATTATATTAAACTTTAATTTTTAAAAATTACAAATCAATGAAACTATTACTTCAAGAATACCAACCGAAAGAATGGGGAGGTTTAACAACTAAGAATCACTTATCTGCGGCTTTTGGTAATTTAACACAAAAAGCATCTACTTTGACATCTATGGTATTTGCTAGCAACTATAACTTGATAGATTTTGGAGCTTACTTAAAAAGTATTTCTACTCCAATCTATCTTGATTCTGATGATGATTTTATCTGGGATCTGATGAACTCAGAAGAAAAAAATGTTCCTTTAATAGAAGCTCGTATAGATAATACAGCTATCGTACCTACTGATAAAACTGGATTTAATTATAGTAGATTTCAACTAGTATTTCCAGAAGCTTATTTTTTCGATGTAAATATTATAGAAGGTCATAAACATGAATATCAAATAAGAATACTTGATGATGCAAGACCTGAAGGATCTTATTGGGTATATGATTGTGAATTAGTAACAGGTGATGCTTTATTGTTTATTCCTTATGAAGAACTTTTACCTGGTACAAAGTTTAGTAAACTTTATTCTGGTGTAGAAAGTACTTTATCTAAAAAGGGTGGTAAAGTAAGATATAGCACTCCATTTAAGATGAAGAATTTATTTACAAGATTACGTATGGAAGATACTGTTCCTGGAAATATGATTAGTCGTCCTATGGGATTTACTATTCAAGTACGTGATCCAAGAACTAATTCTATTATAAAAACTAATTTATGGCAACAGTATAGAGATTGGGAGTTTGACCGTCAATATGTACAAGAAAAGAATTATATGTTATATTATTCTCGTATAAATAGAGCTCCTGATGGTACATTTAAAAATAAAGGAAAATCTGGTTATGAATATTCTCAAGGTGCAGGTTTAAGACAACAGATTGAGACTTCAAGTACAGCATTTTATCCTGTTAGAAATTTTACAATAAAAGGATTTTTGAATGTTGTATTAGACTTAGCTACTAATAGATTACCTTTTGATAAACGTCAGTTTCTTGTACGTACTGGTGAACGTGGTTTAATACAAGCCAGTGAACAAATTGCAAAATATGGTGAACAATTCTTTGAACCTATTAGAAGTGTTAATCAGTTTATATCTATGTCTAGTAGTGGTGATGCTGAGTTTAAAGGTCAGTTTAAGAGTTTTAGAGGTCCTAATGGAGTAGTATTTGATTTTATGCTAGATCCAATAAAAGATGATCCTATTATAAATAAAATTCCTCATCCTGATGGTGGAACTGCTGAATCTTATACTTATGATATATTAGATATTGGTACTACAAATGGTGAACGTAATATTAGTATGGTTTATCAAAGAGGTATGGAAGATATCAAAGGTTATGAACCAGGATTACGTAATCCTTTTGTAGCAGATTATTCTATGATACAAAACAATATAATGTCTAATCCTATTGATGGATACGTACATCATAGATTTTTCATGGGTGGAGTTAAGGTAACTGATCCCACTAAATGTTTAGTTTATAAATGTGCAATTTAATAATATAATAATATGAAAACAAAAACCGAAGAAAATATTGTGGAATCCCCTTTAAAAAACAAGAAGATTGTTGTATATCCCGTGCTAAGAGAAGGATCAAGCTTTTTACAAGATATACATCCTAATCATGTAGGAGCTTTCTTATTTGAAGGTTCTAAAATACGATTGCATGGTACACCTTATGATACAAAACTTGGACATATTATAGATCCTCTAACACCAGAAGAAAAAGAATTTTTTTATAATTCTGATCTACGTATAGAAGAAGGTGCATTATCTATATTTGATAAAAACTGTTATTGGAATACATTTATAGTAGATTTAACACGTGAACCTGTAATATTGGATTTATCTAATCCTTTAGATTATTTAAAATATAAATTTATATTATGTTATTCTGATTTAATAGCTCCTAGTTGGGAAGAAAGGTTTAATAAGGGAACTTATAAATTCGCTATACGAGATAAAGAATATGAAGAACAATCTAAGATAGATAAAATAACAAAACAGTTATTAGTAATGAAGAAGTTTATAGATATAAAAGATTCTCCTTCAAAACTAAAAGGACTTTTATCTATGTATTATCTAAAAGCTGGTAAAACTAAAAACATGAATACTATAAATGATGTAGATGCATTATTAGAACTTACAGAAGCTATTGATAAAGAAACAGATACATTTTATGATATATTCACTGATCCACGTTTTGAAGAAAAAGTTTTTGTATATCAATGTTTAATAAAAGGAAAGATAAAACGTAAAGGTGCGTCATATCTTATAGATGGTGTTGAAGAAACTATGAGTATGAATTTATTACTTGATTTTCTTAAAAATCCTAAAAATCAAGATATAAAATTAAAACTTTTAAGTTCTGATGAAAGCAAGTGAAGCTATAGAAAAATTCTTGGTATATTATGATAGAATATATTCATTATCTGCTAAAGGATATGAAGATGAAGAAATATTAACATTTATTTCAGATGCTTCAAGAGCAATAGTAGATACTGCATTTAGAAATAAAGCTTATAATTTATGTCCAGTAATAGATCTTAATACAGAAACTATCGATGTATTAGATAATACTAATGTAGTTGAGGTTAATTTAAGTACTCCAATTAGACATATTATTAGTGTATATACTGATGTATCTAGAACGAATTATCCTAAAGTAGAACTTACTAAAGTAGAAGCTTATCCTGTTAATTTGGAGGTTTTATTTAAAATTGGTGATAAATCTGAAATATCTATTTTTAATAATATATTATATTCTTATATAGGTAACAAGTTATATTTTGTAGGGGATTCATTTACAAGTATTCTTAATGTTTATATAAAAGCTGTAAGAGCTATTCCAGATTTAGTTTATATACCTGAGATACAAGATGATACATTAATAATAAGTGATGTATTAATTGATTCTGTAATAAGTTATGCAGCAAATTTAGCTAAAGCTGCATCAGATAATATACGAATACAACCAGTAACAACAGATGATACAAAGTCTTGATTTATATCATATTCTAATATCTAAGTTAAACTTAGAAACTTCAAGAATACCAATTTCATCTCAGATAGAAACTTGGTTAAATGAAGCTGTTCATTTATTATGGTTAAGGATGTATCCAAAACTTGATAGAGATGAGGAAGGTAGAAAATTCTTTTCTTATTATATTAGAAGTTATGAAACAAACATATTTGCAAGTCCTATAGTACCTTTAGGAGATAACTCAGTATATATAAATATACCAGTAGGTTGTATAAAAGTATTACAAGAATCTTGCATATTAACTAAACAATCTCCTAATAAGGAAATACATGATATACATGCTCCTGAAGCTCCAGGATACGAAGATGGATTTTTACCACCTGAACCGAGTGAAGATCCAAATTATAAGAATATTGTAGTAATAGATAATGAACAACCTCCAGAAGTAGAACAAGTTGTAGCTAAAGTAAAACCAATAACTTATGATGAATATAACATAAATAAAAATAATCCATTTAAAAAACCTTATTTATGGAATGATGATGGATTAGCTTGGAGAATAGATAATGGTAGTAGACATGAAATAATATTTCCTAAAGATACATTTATATTAAAGTATAAATGTATTTATTTAAATGAGATAGAAAAAATTGATTTATTAAATAATTCTGTGATAAATATACCAGCGGAATATTCTGGTATAATTATAAACTTGGCTTTAGAATTTGCTTTTGGTAGAAGAAATGCTGAAGAACAATCAGAAGAACAACCAAAAGAAAAACAAGTTCAGCAAGAAGAACAAGTGAAAAATGAAAAACAAACTGAAGAATAAAAAACATAAAAATTTGATACCGCAAAGGTTAAATATTTATTTATTTTAAAATACATTTAAAAATGAGATTACAAAATAATGTTGAACAATTATTAATCGCAAGTTCTGTATCGGATACTGCTAACAGAACAGGTAAATATCTTACAGATCTTGCAATTGGTGAAATAGCTGCTATATCTACCAGTGGTAAAGTATTAAGTGCTTATACTGGATCAGCTCTAAAATTTGGATATCGTGATAGTACTAGTACTGTAAAATTATCAGATACTTTGTATACTAATGCTATATCTTCATTGTCCAAGAAAGCTTATAAAGCTCATTCTAATAAAGTTAGTAGCTTAGCATTTACTTTAGAACCTACTTTAGAACCTACTGATGCA